AAGAGACAGCCTGAGAAAGCCCGTTAAGGTTGACTTTATCAAAGCGAATACTATAGCCAATAAGGCTGTATCGCTTAAATACGGCTATCCGAAAATGATTAAAAAAGCTGACATGAATCCGGCTATGCTTGCGGACAGGGAAAGTCTACTGGATGACACAGTGGAGCTTATGTCTGTCAACGAAAAGCACGGTTTAGGGCTATCAGTCAGTAAAGAGATTTATAAGCATATCACGCACTAGGAGGTCTTATGGCTAAATTTGAAGTCGGTAAAATCTATAACAGTGAGGGTATAGAAATAATAATAGTTAAAAGAACCAACAAGACAGTAAGCTTCAAGTTTACTAATCCTTGTTGGTGGGAAAAGAACACCGAAAAGGTGTTCAGAAAGAAGATAAGTTTTGAAAGTCTGGAGCATGAGACTATCCATCTCGGAAGTCATTGGAGTGATCCAGAGATAACGGCAGAATTATAAGGGGGGAACATATGAAAATTAAAAATCTTAAAACCGACAGTTTTGTTATGTCGGAGTTTGTTTTTGAGGGTAGAAAATACAGAATTACCCAGGCGTATGTGAGTTTGTCTGAGGCTTTTATTTATAAAAAATCTCTTTTTGATGATGGACAAGGCTGTATAGCCAGAACAGAGCTTG